AATAGATTTGCCAAGAAGCCCGTTTTTCGGTCATCGAGGATTTTTTGATAGTTAGCAATCTGGGCGTCGAATGACTGGGTTCGACCAACATCAAGCGTGGCATCCAGCGCTTCAGAAGCCGCAGACTTAACGGCCTTCCAGCCTTTTTCGATCAGGCCAAGGTTCTGAGTTATCTCCCCGGCCCGCGACTTCACAACATCTGCGTAGGTGTCGGTGAGGAGCTTGACTGCGCCAACCTCATCGCCCTGCTCTTTCAGCGCCACGATCTGCGAATACACGGACGCCGTTAGGAAGTGGTACTGATCATTGAGCGACTTCGCTGCTTCAACCGGGTCATCGGCGATTTTCACGAACTCAGCAACGGTCGTATCAATTGACTTACCGGTTGCCTTCTCCATGGAAAGAGCAGCTTCAGCAATCTCAACAAAACTGCCGCTGGCCAGCTTGCCGTTACCAGCCAAACTCGCAAGGACATCCGCAGCGGCACCTGTGGTACCGACAACAGAGCTGACCTGACGCGCCATATCAGTGAGCTGATTTGCGCTGGTCCCAGCAGCATTTCCGGTGAGGATCAGTCCATCGCTGTATGCGTTCTGCTCCTCGCTACCTTTGTAATAGGCGTACGCCAACCCGCCGATTGCGGCTGTTACAAGGGCGATAGGTGCAGCGAGTGAGAAAAAGCTGGCAGCACTTGCACCAGCACCAGCACCAAGCTGAGCAACCGCACGCGCACCATTCCCCCAGTCTCCGGCCTGCAGAGCGTTCGCCAGCTGCATGACGTTCTCTTGCGCTTGGCGGGTGCCAAGCTTCAGCTTGTCGAATGTTCCTTCTGTCGCAGTAACTCCGGCCCGGTCTTTACCAACTTTGGCCAGAGCGGCGTTATAAGCATCAACATCTATTGCGCCAACTCTGAAAGCCTCATGCGCCGCCTTTTCCTGCGCCTCCAGCTTGGCCAGCTTCGCGGTGACCGGGTCGATGCCGTTAACCGTGCGCTTCAACGCTTCGATCTGACGGTTTTCAGCATCGATCAGCCGCTGCTTCTGCGCCATCTCCTTGGCTTCGGCTTTCTCGATCTTATCGAAGGATTTCCCGAGCCGATCCTGATAGGACTCCTGCTGCTCAATGGTGACGAGACCGCCCTTGCGAGCGCGCTCCAGCAAGCCTTCAGCCTGGATCAGTTGCTCCATGCTGCCGATGTTGCCGGACATCGCCTTGTCGAGCTGGCTAATGATCGCGATTTCACTGGCCGCGCTGGCACCGGCCTTGCGGCTGGCATCAACCTGACGCTCTTTAGCGCCCGTCGCCTTGTCGATGCCCTGAGCAGCCTCATTCTCGGCCTGGCTGATCTTCTTGGCGGTGTTGGCCAGGCCCTCGCCCGACTTGCCGAGATCATCAATCGCCTTTTCGGCATCAACTGCCGAGTCGACCAGCTTGTCGAGATCGTCAGCCGCCTTGGATGCCGACGAGGAGTTCACCTCGATGCCGAGGGACGCGAAGGTGGTGCTCATTTACTGTCCCTCTGTTCCGCCATAACTCGCAGGGCTTCTGCTTCCATGACGCGGATATCTGGAAAGACGTCGGCGACATCCGACCGGGTAAGCCCAAGAAAGCCGGCGACATGGCGAATTGACGTGTAATCGAGTCCGGTAGCGCCGCACGCGCCTGTACGCCACTGAGTGCCCATGGCCTCGAAGACCTTGAAGGCTTGCCACACATCAGGCCAGACCTCACAGACTTCATCGGGTATGTCACGAAGAGAAAGGCCGAAGGCCGCCAGCGATTCGGCTGACGGCCCCGGCTCGTACAGCTTGCGGGAGACGCTTAGGAGTTTCCCAAACGGGCCTTGCTGAAAGCATCGGAGTAAGCGGCCAGCACTGCACTCGGCGTGGCGGCAATGGAGCTGACCAGGATGCGCAGGTTTTCGTCGGTGAACTCTTCGGCGATATCCCAGCTGGCGACGATCGCCTTCAACTGCTCGACCTGCAGATCAATCAGCAATGCAGTGAACTGCTCAATGCCGGCATCTTCCGCTTTTTCTTTGAGGGCCTTATGACGCTCGCCCCACTCGGCATAGAGGCCAGCCAATTCGGTGCGATCGCGATACTTGAACTCGAACTCGACGCTCACCGGATCGCCGCCGACCGTTGGCAGCATGACGACGTGCTTAAAGGTTGGGGTCCGGGCGAGTGTGAACTTTGCCATATGCCTTCCTTACGCCGAGGCGCTATAACGGGTTGGGCGACCGGTCAGCGCGATGCTGATAACGCGCGTCATCAGGTTGTTGCGCGACATGGTCGGGGTCGAAGTGATCGAGACGTAGCCGTTGTAGATGATCCGGCTGCCGCCCGGCAGGTTCAGGCGCAGAACCCGGGCCTGTTTGTCGTCGTCAGCGGCCTCGCAGACATCGACATAGGGCTGCGACGGATCGTCGGCGACCGTGATGGTCAGCGTGATCGGATTCTTGGTGGTCGGCATCTGGCGGTCATCATCGTCGGCCAGGAAGCCGAATGTCAGAAACTGCTGGTCGCCGCCGCTCGAACCGAGTTCGGTAATTTTCGAGATCTCGGTGAAGGTGGTCACTTCGCGCGCGCTACCGACGCCAGACCCGGCCGGATACTGCTGAATGTTCGTGGTGTTCACGCCATCGAGCGCAAAGGTGCCGCTGGCAATCTCACCGACTTGCACGGCGCGGCCGTCCAGGCGGGTCCAGCCAGAGCTTAGAGCGATGATGTCGCCCTCGGCCAGACCGTGCGCTACAGCGGTAGCCAATGCCGGATTGGCATTGGTCAGGGCAGTGAATGGGATTGCAGCGCCATAGGCGGAAGCAATTTCGAACGTTGCGCCGTTGGGCATTTGAATGCCGGCCATGGGGTTTTCCTCTCTTCAGAAATGACAAAACCCGCTCAACGGCGGGTTCTGGGTTTGCCCAATGGGCGGGTTAGTTGGTGTCGGCGCGGTACGCGAACGAAACCGGAACGGTGTAGGTCGTGTCGTCTGGGATACCTGGCCCTTGATCGACTGGCGTCATGGTCACCACGGTCAGTGCATTCTTCGTGATTCGCTCGTACAGCGGAAACAGCGCGGCGATCTGGTCAGCCAGCGCGCCGGCCCCGCCGCGATACTTGCCCGCCGGCGTCACGATGCTGACTTGAAACACACCGGTGAACAGCTTGTGATCACCGCCGAGCGTGCCGCTTGCGGTATCGCCCGGCAGAGTGAAAGCTCGAAGGTAGGTGACACTATTTCCGGGTTCATAGGCCTCGTTCTCGACGACAACCTTGATTGGCACCGGCAAAGCCTTCGCCCAGGAGATCAGTCTGGCCTCGAAGATCGAAGCGATGACGTTATGGCTCATACCTGGTTATTCCTGATGGCTTCGTCGACGATCTGCTGGAATCGGGAGAGCGTGATGCGCACCATACCGCCCGGTGCCTGCTTAGAATGGCCGTACTCGAGCGGCACCGCATATGGCAGATTGTTCACGATGTACGCCGTTTGCCCTATCGTCAGTTGCTCGACCTGAAGCCTGAGCTTCGCCAGCGTGACGCCGCCGGCCGGATCGACCTGATCAAGCTCACCTTCAGCCGGTGCCCCTATAGAAAATTGCCAGTTACCACGGAACCGGCCGCCGACGTAATCCTTGCCGGCAACCAGTCCATTCACGTTGAAGTTCTGGTCGCGCTCGGTTTTTGTCAGCGGCTTCGCATACTTCACGCCGCGCTTCAGTTTGCCGGCTTTGGTGAAATTGCCCTCGTCGAGATTGATGATCGTGTTGCGCACGGCGACTTTGAAGTCATAGGCATCGGCGGCGCGGGTGTTGGTTGCGCGATGCGCCACGTTCGCGGCCCAGATCTCGGGGTTACCCACCGGTGACATGCGGATGACGCTGCTACCGATCTCGATCACGATTTCGCGGAAGGTGGCGTCGAGCCCGGCCTGGACCTGCTCGGCAAACTGGCGGATGTTCTCGGCGAAACTGCCGTTCAAGCCTGAGTATTTGTTCATGTCCGCACCTGCAATTCATACAGGATCGGCGTCCCCGCTGGATTTACCTCTTTCAGCGGCGGCACGATGGACCAGGTGCGCCCCTGAATGATCACCTTGTTCAGCAGATCCGGCACCCACTCCAGCCCCAGCGCGGCGATTTTGAGCTTCTTGTCGCCCTGCTTGATGAGGCTGTTGTTCTGGAATTCCTGACCAGTGAAGTCGAGCAGGATGCCTTGGGCAGTCTGCTCTTTGGTGCTGTCGGGCGGTGCCGAACCGGTTTCCGGGTCGTACTCGCCGACGGTTGTTGCGCGAATGATGACGGGCTGGCCGAACTGCGTAATCAACCGCAGAGCAGTCGCAGCCGTGCGGTCGTAGAACGCGCTCATTGTCAGGCCCTCACGGCAAACAGGCCTCGTTTGGCCAGGTAGTCGGCGAACTGGGTTCGGCTTGGGCGATCTGGTGCGGCCGGCAATAGCCTGCCGCTTTTGTTGCTGATCGGGGCGTATTCAACATCAACCGCGCCTTCGACTCGCTCGCGAATTACCGCCCCCTGACGCTGATCGACCGGGTCGATATCGTCGGTGTGGATCTCGGCAGCCAGCGCCATCTGGCCGTACTGGATTCGCGCCGGTAGGTAGTTGTCTGGCTTGATTTCGTAATCCAGCTCAACGCCGCGGCGCGGCCATGACAGGGCCTGCTCGCTGTTGGACTTGCGCCCCTTCCACGTCATTCCGTCCATTGCCAGCGCGGCCCGGCGCAGCAGCGCTTCCTGCGCTGGAGCATCTGCCGGGATGGTCACGCCGAACTTCACGGCGTACATGGCCAGGTCTTCGGCGGATGCGTAGCTTTCGGCGTCAGGCTTGCCGGTACCGTCCTCGATGATGAGAGTCATGAATCAGCTCGCTGTGGTGTTCTGGATCGGGCGCCGCTTTGTCGGCACCCGGGTTATTACGCCTGCTGCAGGTCTGCAACTGCCTTTTCCAAGGACTCTTTCGAGGCGTTGGCCCGGTAGGTCACGCCGGCAACGTCAAGTTTGGCCTTGAGCTCAGCGATATCCTTTACCTCTTTGGTTTCATCCGTATTCAACCTTGCTTGAGCAGCTTGAGCCAAGAGGTCGTCTACCTGTTTCTGTAGGAGGCGCGACTTCTCGACTTCGGAGTCGCGCTCACCGGCCAGAGCCTCACTCTGCAGGCGAATGCCGTTGAGGGCATCGAACAGTCGGATCGGCAGTTCGCCAGCGCCCGGGTGTTCCAATTCAGTCAGGCCTTCGGCGGCGTCGATCAGTCGCAGAATACCGTCGCGCTCAGCGCGCAGAGTGGTGTTGTCCTGCTCCAAGCTGGCAATGGCGTCAGCTTCACCCGAATCGACCGTTTGGCTGGTCAAAGGCTTCGTCACCGAGACCTCAACGCCCAGCGCCTCATAAGCGCCGACCACCTTCGGCCAGTCGCCAATCACAACCGCATGAGTTACGCCCGCCTCAGGCCGATCAAAGTGCGCTGGGTTGCGGTACCGCTTTTCCGGATCGAAGTCCGAATTTTGAGTGGAGTAAACCAGTTCCATAAAAGTCTCCGTAGCGACCATTGCTGGCCGCCGTCAGGGCCGGTATCAGCCGCCGGCCGGTGGCGTGGTAGTCAGGGTAATCAGCACACCAGCAGTAACCTTGTTGCTATTGGAATGCTTGACCCAGTTCGCAGCTGAACCCACGGCGGCAAGCGTCGGGTTCGCGCCGCCAGCGGCTTCTTTCCAGCTGTAGCCGAGAACATCGATGTTGACGGTGCCTTCAGCGCGGTAGCCGACACCCAGATTCTCCTCATCGTTCACCGCGTACGAACGGAAGCCAGGCGCTTGCGATTCAGTGATCACCACAGCGTTTGGCAGCAGGCCGAAGATCACATCTGCGGGCGCGGTGTCGGTGACCAGCACCGGCTTGCCGAGAGTGCCTGGCAGGCCGCCGTAGATGACGACACCGGCCTCTTCGTAGACCTTGTTCGCGATCGCCTCGTCGACGATGTCGAAATAAGCGCTTGAGTGCATGACCCACAGTGCGATACGGCCGAACTTGTCGCCGAACTTGCGCATGCCGCGGGTGAGGGTCTTCTTGCCGTCGGTCTCAATGTTGGCCGAAACCACCATGTCAGCGTTGGAGCTGATCGAGGCGCGCAGCGCAGCAGTGGCGTACTGGATGAAGCCTTCCAGCGTGGCGTCGGCAACGTCGGCGCCGATGATCTGGGAGAACTCGTCGACCGGACGACCGCGGCGTTTGAAAGCCTCTTCGGTGGTCTGGTATGGGCCGTACTTCCAAGGCGCCTTGACGCCGACGGCCTCACCGGTGCCGATCTTCTTCGCGGTCACTTTACCGGTGGAGTTGACGTCACGATGCTCCAGCGAGCCGCCGATCTTGTAGAACGAGCGCTTGCGGAAATCGCCTTCGATCAGCTCGTTGTCGAGCACGATCGCGCCGTTGGACGATGCGTTGAACACATCGAGGTTGTCCTGGACTCGCTCCAGGTATGCGGTTTGCGCCTCATCGTTGTAGATGATCAGGTCGCTGTTAACAGTCGTTGCCATGGGTGAATCCCCTTACTTGGGCAATTGCAGATATGCGGTTTGGCCGTGCTTGCGCTGGTAGTCGCGCTTTTGCTCGGCAGTCATTTCGGAGCGCTTGAATGCAGCCTGGCCGCCACCCCCGCCCGGGGCTTGTGTTCCTGAAGCCCTTGGCCACAGATGAGGTGCGCTTTCGCGCAGAGATTCCGCCCATTCGAGCGGAGTCAGGGGGGTCTTGCCGTCTTTACCGAGGATGACCTGGCCGGATTCATCAACGGCGACCGCTTCGCCCTCTTCGTTCAACGAGAACACGCCTTTGGCGCGCAAGATGATGTCGTCGGTTGCTTCAGGAAGTGCGCCGGCCTTGAGTGCTGCCCCGCGTACCGAGTCGCCCAGGACTTTGCCCTGGAACTTGGCGGCGAATGCTTCGGCCTTCTCGGCGCGCGCTGTGACGGTCTTCAACTGCTTGTCGTAGTCGCCACGCAGGCGCTCGGTGCGGCGGTTGAAGACCTCGTCCACCTTGCCCTCGGTCAGCAGCTTGGTTTCTTCATCTTGGCCGGCCCGGCTGAGCAAGCCTTTGACGGCATCAATGTCGATGCCCTCGAACTGAGTTTCGAACTGGCTGAGCTTGCCGGTGGTTTCCTTCAGCTTGCCCAGCAGTTCGGAGTTTTTGGTTTTCAGACCAGATACGGAGGCCTCAACGGCAGTCGCGATAGCGGCCTTGATTGCCGGGTTGTCTAGGTCGATTTCGTTTTCTTCTGCCATGTTGATGCACCCCTTGGGTATGTGTTGCCCGCTTTGCAGGCATAAAAAAACCCGCCGAAGCGGGTTTGCGTTAAAGACCTATTTCAACTTCAAAGCGCCGTCCCCTATCACGCAGACTGAGGATTGGTCGGGCAACGCAGATTTTTTCGATGATTGGGGTGATAAGCGGCAATTTTTCGCCTTCGAGATCATAAATGTCGGGATTTTCTAACATTATTAATAAAGCAGTGACTAAGCCGTGATCGACAGCTTTTGAGTGAACAATTAAATCGGTGTTCAGCTTGTGAATAGCCATCACCTCATTCAAAACCACTGCCGCATTTTCGCGATTGGTAATAGCGGACTGGAAAATCCTTACCACCTGGTTGATTTCACTTGCTGTCAATTTTTTAAGCATAAAGGCGCGACTCAGACTAAAAGGTCGCCAGCCTATAGTTTTGCACGCTCGAAAGCCAAAGGCTCTAGATTGCGCATCTGCACTAGAGTTAGCGGAGAGAAGTTTCGATCGAGCTGCAGCTCTGCAAAGCGCTCAACGCTCAATCCGCCCTCCCGGAACAGCTTGGCCCGCACCGGCCCGATTGCCACGTCCTGAAACGACGCTGGCTGCTGCTGAAGCCACTGGTAATAGTCGAGGCTCGCACTGACCTGCCCCGCTCCATCTGCGCCCACCGCCGCCCGGGTAGCGCCTTTGGCGAACATCTCACTGAGCTTGGTCAGCAGGACAAACGTAGTTCGGCAATGAGGGTGAAACGGCGGCCTCGGCCCGGAATCGACCGGATACCGTCGCTTATCCATCGACCGACACTGCTGGCTGGTCTTGCTGTCCAGCGTTGCGACCATTTCGACTTCTGACACGATGTCCGTGTTGGCCTTGGCCACCTCCATGCGCGCCTGAGACGACACATGCTGAATCGCAGTGTGCACGACCGTGCTGGCATTGCGGTTGGTGGTTGCGAGAATCCCGTCCTTGTAGCCTGCCGCCCTGGTGCCGCGAACGTTTCGGATGATCTGGAAGTTCGTCTGCCCTTCGAAGAAGCCCTGCCGGATCGTGCCGGTGACGCGCTCCCGTTCAGCACTGGTCCAGCCCTTGATGAACGACTTCAGCAGCTTGCCGCCACCGGTGCCGCGCACACTGAGGGGATTGGTCAGCACCGCGGTGCGGATAGCCGCCGCCGTCGGTGCGACCACATCCAACGAAACACCAACCGGCGCCGACCGGGCCAGGCTCGACGCTTCAAACTCAGCCTCGTAGTTGGCGATGTCGATCAGGTCGAGGTTCAGCTGCGCGCTGTAGCGGTCGAAGATACCCAGCAGCAGACTGTCGACCTCTTTCAGCAGCACCTCCAGCCGCTTCACGTTGTACTCGGTCAGATCCGACTGGGTGAGCCGGTCGCGGATCGAGCGGTCGATCTCCTTCAGGAAGGGGGCGAACTTGCCGACCTCCCCAGCCTTCAGCTTTTCGAGGAAGACAGCGTGCCGAATAGTGGCGTCAAGGATTGCTTGGTTTGCCGCCATCTACTTTGTCCTCGTCGTCCAGGCCCAAGCCGTCGCCCTGCTCTGCCAGCTCGCCATCGATCTGCTGGTCTGTGCGCTCAGGCGCGATCAGGCCAAGTTTGCGAAGGTAGGCACGCAAATCCGCTTTGGCGAATCCACCGTTCTGCCAGAGGCCGACCAATGCGGTGATCATCTGTGGATCAGCCGTCAGCTCCACGAACTCTTGGTTGATCTGATAAGCAACCTTCGCGTCGTCGACGCCCATGTAGGTGCAGCACCACATGATCGCCCGGGTGTAAGCCTCGCTGACGTTGGCCACGCAGCCGGCGAGCACCGACGTCGAGGCTGACTGATCACCACGGGCTTCGGTCGCCGTCTTGGACGAGAGAGACGCCACGACCATCCGTGCGCCGAGTTCGATCATCATCTGGTTCTTGTCGGCCATGGCCTCCTTCACCAGCGTGTTCGGCAGTGGCTGGGCATAGCCGAACTGTCCGCCGGCAGGCAGCATCATCGGTGCACGGGAACCAACGTAGACGCCATTCTTCTCCATCCAGTCGCGCCACTGCTCGTCCAGGCCGGATATCCACGGTTGAGCCTGGCCGCACCAGAAGACGCTGTCCTCGTAGTCGGCGCTGTTCCGGTAATGGCCCAGGTTGATCATGGCGATGTCGTAGAGCGGCGACTCGTCAATGCTCGGATCGTTGTTCTGCGCGCCGACGAAGGTGAAAGGGATCTCCTTCAGGCGGCCGGCGCCGCCGGTAGGCTTGAACTCCTCAACAACAGCCAGCGGCCCGCCGCCTTTCGGCCCGGACCTGCGCCAAACACGGCAGACAAAGCCGTCATCCTCGAGAGCCAGTTCCCGGTACTGCTCGACCACCTTGAAACCGAAACCGTCTTCGATCTCCGGCGACTCGCGCAGCACCACCAAGGTCAGTACGCTGTGACCGTTCACCATGCCCGTGCGCCAGTTGATGATGTCTTCGGCGCAGTACGAGAGGATTACGGAGTGGCCACCGGTGCCAGCGTCCTGGTGATAGTCGACGTACAAACCGTGGCGCCCAGCCTCAAGCACTTTTTCAAGCGTGCCCTGTGAGTGCTGATAGATGCTCACACCAGAGCCGTTGGCATTGTCCTGCAGATACTCCATCTTCTTCGCAACAACCAACGTTGGGTCTTTGTGAAACGCCAAACCGAGCAAGCCATTTCGCGTATGCCCGGTGGCATTCTTGAACACCGCTCGCTCGCGATAGGCCTTGTTGCGATCAACGTTCTCCGGCGATTTATCGTGAGCATTGATGTAAGGCAGTCGGTCGACAACCCTGTGCTGTCCCGCGCAAACATCGCGCACGGTTGCCCAGCGATCCAGCACTTCGATGTAGTCCGCCCGCTTGAAGGAGACGTCGTTGCTCATCGGGCGTATCCCATTTTGATAGCGGTGACCGGTTTGATGATCGGGTACTCGCGGTGAATGAAGTAACCGCCGCCGTCGTTGGCGTGGTCGTTTCCTTGGCTCTTGTCCGGCTCGCCGTTGGGTGCCCAGATTTGCTGTTCCAGGCCGTCTGCGTAGGTCGGACACGTAAACGGGTTGACCAGGTAGCGCCTTTCGCCCTGCGCGTTGCAGAACATGGCGTTCATGGCGTTGATCCGATCCTTCACCGGCGGGTTGGCCGCCGGCGCGATGACTGTGAAGCCGGCCTGCTTGAGCATGGCGATATCGGTGAGGCTGGCATTGACCGACTTGCGCGAATCGCCGGAGGCGTCCGGGTATATCCGGATCTCGCAGGTCTTTCTGAAGTCGTTGCCGGTGTGCTCCCAGTAGCGTTCCTTGATGCGGCGGATCATGTCCGGCGTGTCATAGCCATCCATCAACTCGTCCACGGCGCGCGGCAGGCCCTGGTCACGTTTGACGTGGGTGATCGCCGCCATCTTGCCGACGTTGAAGTCCATGCCGATGAACAGCGGCTCACCGGGCTGCACAGTGTCGAAGCACTGGTTCAACTTGCGGTCGTAGGCGTGGTAGATCGACCCGGACGTCAGGTTGACGAACTGGCCGTTCAAGTACGCGCGGATCAGTTGCTCGGGGTACGACTCCATCAACGATGGAATGTAGTCCTCTGGCAGGTTGAGTTCGTTGTCAAACGTGCTGGCCTGGACCAGGCCATACATTCCGGCCAACGCCGGCTTCTCGCGGATCTGCTTCACGAACTGTTGGAAGACGAACTTGAACCCTTCGGGAGTCGTAGTCACGTCAACGCCGTTCTTCAGCCCGGGCACGTTGTAGCGCATCCGGGCAATGATCTTGCGCCAGGCGTGCTGAGCCTTCAGGGATGGAAGTACGTCGAGCTCATCCACCAGCGCATGGCCAATTTTGAAGCCGACGATGGTCTGCGGCTTCTCCATCGAGCGGCAGATCGTCGTGCTGCGGTACTGCTTGCCACTGTAGAAATCGACCTCTTTGTCGCTCTCCTTCGTCTTGACCTTCAGGCCCCAGTCGTAGGCCACTTCCTCAATGGTCGGGAAGAAGATGTCGCGGATCTGCGGATACGTCGGTGCAAAGTAGCCAGAGTTGATGCCCGGCCATTCCCACACATGCTTGCACAGCGCCGCGCAGCCGACCCAGGTCTTTCCCGAACCGAACCCGGCGACGAAGCCACGGAATTTATGCGGAAGCTGGAGGAAGTCAGCCTGCGGAACATTCAGGCTCGGCATCCGGCTTCCTCGCATTGATCACTTGAACCTGCACCGAGGTCGGCACCGTGGGTTCGTCTTCGGTATCAGCCTTCTTCTGCCGGTTGACATAGACGTCGCCGACTTCCTTCGCGGCCTGCTCCAGAATCTGCATGGCCAGGCCGATGTTCTTCATCGTCTCGGCCTTCTCAACGAACCGGTTCATCGCTCGGAGGCGGTAGGCGCGGTTGGCGATCGGGATCTCGGCTGTTTCTTCGCGAAAACGCTGGCGGGTGTCGTTGAATAGGGTTTGCCACTTCACCGCCAGTCCCTTGCTGCATGCCTTGGTCGGGTCGTGGCTTTCTACTTGTTGGCGGGTCAGAACCACACCGAATTCGTTCTTGACGGCCTCAGCCACCTGAGATGGTGTGTCAAAGCACGCCAAGGCCTGAACGATGAAGCTCTTCACCTCATTTTTCAGGGCTGCCATAAATTCTTTATCCGTCTAGGGCCTGTCTAGAATCAGGCCGACTTGAGCAGACAGGTTCCGCAGGCCCTCGCAATGTTCATTTTTCCTACCTCAGCAGGCTTGTTTGCAGCGTCCACCAGCTCTTGAACTGACGGGCTCGCACCGTAGCGGCGGACAACACCAACGAACTCTTCAACGTCGTGTCCGCGCATCTCAAGCTTGGGCAATCCGTCCTGGGTGAAAGCTGGCTGACCGTACTTGTCGGTCGCATGAGCCAGGTGATACAGCTCGTGTTCCAGAAGCGCGCAGAACTCGAGGTCGCTGCACTGAGCGCAGTAGTCGGCAGCCAAGGTGATGATGTAGGCCGGCACGTCGCCAAACCAATCACGCATCTGCTGCTCCATACGCGCCTTCTGCCAACCACCAGCGCGGAACGCTACCTGCTCGGCCTGGCCCACCACTGTGCGCCCCTTCTTGGTGAAGGCAGCAGATGCCCACATCACACGAATGTCCGCATCGATCAGATGGGCGTGCTCTTCGTTGTGGATGCTGCCGGTGTCGGCGAGGATTTCGGCTTGGAGCCACTCCCACACTTCAGGCGCAGGGATCAGGCGAATACCAAAGCTGGACAGTTCGGACAGGTCGAGCAGCGACTCCGGAGGCATCGGCCTGTTCATGAGTCACCTTGAGCTTGAAATGATGGCTGGATGCCGGTATCTGTGAGGACCACCTAGAACAGGAGTATCGATATGAATGGGCGCTTCAAGTTGTTGGACTTCATAAACGCCACGACAGGAAATACTACCTATCGCGTTATTGATCTTCGCGACGAGGGAAATCCTACGAACATGCAGGTTTACGTTGAAAAGTCAGCCGCTGAAGCAGCTCTGGCACTTGCAACGCGGAACCAGCTAAATCTTGGTGAAACCTGGAATCGCTCTCTCCTCAGGCTCAATGGAGCGCTATCGACGGATTTGGAAGGCAGAGAAATCTTCGAGGGCCTCAGTCGCCAAGAGTCCGAAAGATATGCCGAGCTTCAACTAGAAAACGAGCCATCTGACGAGCTCATCGATCTGGACCATAAACATCGACAGGCTCGCACCGGCTATCGAAATGATCCAATCTAAACGCTAATCGCGCTATGCCGCACTCACCTGCGGCACACCTCCTCAATTCTGTCTCACTCAATACTTGTAAAGGTGACTAGATGCCGGTATTGCTTGCTGACTGAATCAACGCCTGAGATCTCTGAAATGCCAGACAGCAATATTCAAAAATTTGATCGCCTAACAGGCGCAATATTCGCAAAGCTCTACGCCGCCTTTCCAGTGCATATATCAGTGAGTCGGGAAGACTTTCACGACATTTTAGTACCCGACGAAGAGATGGAAGGACTTCTTACTCACGAAGCCGGCGAGCTTAGAATGAGGTCCGTCAATTTCTTCTATTCATCGATACACTGGCTTACTGAGTCGGGATACATCCTGCACAAGGGATCAACAGACAGTAAGCCCTACACCTATGATTGCGTGCTCTCAGCCAAGGCACTCGAAGCACTGAAAGCGACGCCTTCCAATCTCGGCGGTGACACCATTGGCTCCAAGCTCGCAGATGCAGCTAAAAGTGGAACTCAATCGATACTGGGTCAGTTGACCAGCCAAGTTTTCGGGATTGCTCTTTCTTCATTTACAAGCTGAGCCCACGAGCAGCACTTTCGTCTAACGCGGCACGATTTGCTCATTCGCGAAACGTGTCGCGACTTACTTGGATCGACGCTCGATCCCGCCAGGCGCCTCATCACACCGCATGCAGTGCTCGCAATTCAGCGTCCGGCAGAGCCAAGCCTTCACCCGCTGCCACCAGATAACCATGAAGATGTGGCGCATGCCGGCAAGAGCCAGCGAGACGTGCAGCGTGATCCCGGCAGTGGTCGGCCCCATCATGAAGATGTTCTGCTCCCGGCTCATCACAACGAAACCGCTGATGGCGATCGCCGAATAGATCAGCTTGCCGATGACACCGTCCCGCACTCGACCGCTCAGAACACACCAGGTCGCCCACAAGGCAATCAAGCCGCAGGCGATGGAGTTGATCAGTTCAAGGTTCATGGTGGATTGCCTCCCCCGAACCGCTGGCGAATGAGCGCCCAGAGGTCAGCGGCTTTGATGGCTCGGTTGATGGCAGCGAGCAGCGATCCGCCGAAGGCGCCCAGCAGGAAGCCAATACCCGCGACGATCTTCGGCTCTGTCACACCCAGATAGGTGCTGACCATGCTCGTCAGGTACAGCGAGCAGGCAATGCCAGTGACCAGGAAGATCATCCAGGCACGCCAGTCGGCCAGATCGTCTTTGTGCCACCAGCTTGCGACGACAGCGCCGACCAGTCCTGCGATCAGCAATTCAAACCTGTCGATCTTGTCGAGCAGGCGCTGCAGTAACTCCATGCGCTCGACTCCGTGGGTGCATGTGAATGGGGCGGCCCCGCTACACTCCCAGCTCGGAGCAATGGGTGTGGGGAACCGAAAACAAAAAGCCCCTGCGATTGCAGAGGCTCGGGATGATTTGAAAAGCTATTTCACGTGGCGCGTTGGTAACTCAAACGATCAGCCATTTCTTTCTTTACTTTCTTCCAATCACTGTGCAAATCCTCAAACTCACCGGCGAGTTCCCACCGCGTCGCATAAGCCATTAGGTCGTAATGTTTCCGCAGTTTGCAGGCCAATAGGTATGCTTCATAGCCCATAAAGCCTATCACCGTTGCCCTAGAGTCAGGACCTTCCATGGGATCTACAGATTGATCATAGATATAAAAGAGGTATTCATCTGCGTGCTCCTTGGTGGTCGCAAACCACGCGACTTCGCTCGCGAGATCAGTATCGATTGACTTCAAAGAGTCTCGACCGACTTCAAGCTCAGGATAATTACACGAGGGCCAATTTTGATAGTGAGCATGCGGGTCTAGCTGGGCGCTTATCTCGCGATAACGTCTGACGTTACGGCTTGACTCTCGAGCGTATTGATCGAGCTTTCCAACAACCTCAATTGCCGCAAACTTTGCCTCCTTTCGCTGATCTCGACTCTTAAAAACCCAGTCTTTAAGCCAGCCGATCAACGCTGCCACCACACCGCTCGCCAGAACGATTTTTGCTATATCGCCCCACCCTAGAACGGCGGCAGCCATTTGGGTTGATTCCATTTCAAGCTCCATAAAAAAACCCAGCGCTTTGGCTGGGCTTTTCGATCATTCCCAACCGCACGCAGGAATGACAGGATGGGATTAATTTCGCTCATCCGCTCACTGATGTCAACAGCAAATCACGCTGCCTGTTCAATGAGCAGACCTTCCGCCTCCAGAATGTCCGCAGCGTGCGCCAGAGCCTCGTTGACCAGGACATCAGCAGCCTTGCCGATATCCTGACGCCACCGGCGGCGAGTCGACTCCGGCGTGCCGTCGTTGTCCCACATGTTCATGTCGTAAAAGCTGTCCTTGAGCACGATCATGTCGGCGGATCGGGAGCTGTCACGCTTCACCTTCGCCTGACCGGCAGCCAGCGCAGCCTTCACCACAGCCTCGCGGCGCCACTCCGGCGCATCGATTGGGATCTCGACGGATACGGACGTCGCCACCTTCGGCCGCGCCCCCTTCAGCTGCGGGATAGCCCATGCGGTGCTCGCTTTGAACAGGAACAACTTCGGCGCCGGCGTGTTGATCTGGGTTTGCAGTGCTGCAATGGCTTGCACCTTGCGCCCTTTGTGCGTGCTGTACTTCGCCACAAGCGCATCCCAGTGCTTTTGCTCAAGCGCGCTGTGGAGCCGGGCGGATACCCAGCAGTCCACCTGCGTACGGTCGATGGTGT